TCATTTGATTAGCACCTGGTTCCTCGGTTTTGACGAAAGGCCAACGTGGATAAAACGTATCGGAGAATTAAAGTCTCCAGCGGTCTTGTGATAGCTTATAAGTTGATCAATAACTCCAATTTTTTTGACAAGCACGGAATAAAGCGCCCTGTTGGTCAATTCCTTCCCATTCCAGGCGCATATATCAGCTGCAAGGCCACGAAGGTGAGCCGAAGTAGCTACACCGCCTACAGCCTTGTTTACGGACTCTGAACGAAATGCGCAATTCACCCTAATGGCGACTCCGCCAAGTGCAGAACGAACCTTCTCAAGGAACAAACCCAGGTCACGGAGATTTTCAACAGCGTCCCAATCCGGGACATTAGCCAAGCCAGTAGACGTAGCGGTCAACTCTTTGAAAGAAAAATGTTCAGGGAAATTCATTTTTCGCCTCCAGGAATCCACACTATTTTGCTGAACAGGTGCATCTGATCATTGTCGTTTCTCTTGCCCCAATGCAGAAGGTACACAAGAGGTATGCGAACCGCGCGGTCAACAATCCCGGCCTCATAACGTTTGAATCCAGCCTCCCTCATTGCACCGCGGATATAGTCATTGGCCTCGCTGAAGGTAATCTTGCGCTTCAGCCCTTCAACATAGCCACCGTGTGCAAAAAAAAGGTCGTGCCCAAGGCCACAACAGTCCTTCTTGTCGTTGCCGTAAAATCTCTTAATCGGCCAGCCAAGCTTGTTTGACGCTCCGTTGTAACGGCATCCGGAATACACAAAGAACCATAAACATCCATCTTCGCCGTCAATGGCACACCGAGCACAGAAAGAAAAATTATCGAAGGCAGTTCTTACTTCTTTCTTGTCTGGATCCGAAAATCGGAACTTTTCGATAATCTCAGTTGATTTAACCTTCATCATCTTCGTCATCTCCTTTTAGTGCTGTCGCCACGATTGCCACGGCACCGGCTATCGCTAGCATTATGATGTAGTCTCCATTCATTTCGTCACCACCAGCTTACCGTCAATCAGCAGTTTGATTTGAGTTGTTTGTTCAATCAATGCTTTTTCAATCCGATCCAGCCTATCGCTAAGTTTTTCGGTATTGGCATCAAGCCGAGCTTCCAGCCTTGCAATGTCGACAGCCTGCGACTGGATAGCCTTAGCGTTTATCTGGGCGGTATAAAAGCCGTATCCACCGAGCAGAAGAGCTACGATGGACACGGCAGGGAAGAGGCCGTATTTGGATGCTGCTGTTCCTATTAATTCAAGTAGCTTTGTCATAAGTCACCATTGCAGTAATATTTGTTTACAAGCTATGTGCCCTTGGCGGACATGTATACAGCCAATATCTCAATCGCAAGCGAGGAGTTCTCCTTGGTGTAACTCACGGCAAACCCGTTACCTACGGGCGTATTGTAACCGCTGCTCCCGTAGTTATGTCCGCCCTTGATTAGGTAGTAGACGTGTGACGTGTCCCCCTCAACAGTGAAGCTGTTCAAATTCGTATTTCCAGAGGCAGCCTGTGGGTACTTATAGGTCGCAATTATCATCCCGTCTGTAATGTTGTCATAATATTCCGAGTAGTAATCGAAGGAGTAGCTCGAGGCAGCACTGGATACACGCACTATCATTGCGTTGCTATAGGCTACCCCGTTCTTGAATGCCGTGTTGCTGCTTGATATGTTACTTATGTGTGCCGTATTGCCAGATGCGAGTTTGCCTCCCATAGTGTTGTCGGTATATGTGCTTGATGGGAACGTCATGCCCACGAATACTTGCGGTTGGACAGAATATCCAGCACTAGCGTACTTCATCGTCCAACTCTGCTTCGTCCCGCCCTTATACACGGTTGCTGTGTTGTCAGTTGTTGACGAGGACTTGGACACGGCAAAAATGTTGCCCGTATTACTCCCCGATACGGACACACCCATGCGACCGGCTGAATCTGCATTTTTTGTAGATATGATGACCATAGGTGGTGATTCATCACTTGTTTCCCAGGCGAACATGTTCCTTCCGACCAACGGGTAGAAATAGTAATGGTCCTTGTCCGCTACCTTGTAGCACCTAGGGTAGCCCTGGCTCGTCAAGTACATAAATGCGCCATTGGTGAATACGTTGTTAGCCATTGATGCGCCTCCTACTGAATGAAGTAGATTGTGTTGGAAGCAGTGCCCAGGGCGCTACCTACAACGATGTGCTTGCCGTCTACCGCGTCGGCATCTTTGGCGTAGCTGACAGCGACCCCCCTGTAGTTACCCCCGGTTGTCTGGATGTTACTCGTAATGTCGACATAGGTACCCGTCAGGCTGGCTGTAAGTACAGCAGTGGACGTGGAACCAGCAACAGCAAGCTGGTTGGCCGTGGATGCGATGGTCGCAATGGATGCCGTGTCAGCCGTGGATGCGTTGCCCAGGAACTGGTTGTTGCCCGCACGGGACTTGATTACCCACCCATACCCCCAGGCGTATATCCCGTTGTAAGTATTATCACCACTTGCCTCGCCCAGGAACCCGTAGCTGCCCAGGGCACCTGATATATACATACGGGCTTTGTCATCGCTACTGGCAGTCGCCTCAATGGTGCCACCCACTGTCAACGCTCCAGTCATCGTGTCGCCAGACTTGGCAACAAAGTTGGATGGGCTCGGAATGTCTGAGGTCAATGCGAGTGTACCGCCATTGTTAGGTAAGGTAAACTCACGTTCAGCTGTGTATCCATCTTGAGGGCGTAAGTATGCATGGCAGCTAGTACCCTTGGACTGCATACGCACTCTGGCTCTTCGCACACCCGTAGACTTGATTGCGAGCATATTGCCGTTATTGTCATCACTGACGATATTGAAAAAATCGTATGTATACTTGAGATTACCATCGCTATCTCTTGAAACGATGGTACCAGTACCGACACTCTGCGATACCTTGCTTGCGGTCCCGTTCAACGTGCCGTTGAATGTCACGTTGTTATTGGTGTCAGCATTGAATGCCCACTTTCCGTTGGTGTCCGTTCCGTGTGCTGATAGCCATACACCTCTAGTATTGCCGTTGTTGCTTGAGGCCAAGGTGATTGAGCCTGACTTGCCCTGTGCAACAAGCTGTGCTTGACCATTAGTGTTGCTGATGTTGATGCTCTGGCTGAATGTGTTTGTACCAGTGAAGGTATTGTTTCCATCAAGTGTAGCTACAGAACCGAGTCCGAGATTAGTCCTCGCACCCTCTACCGTATTGGCACCTGTGCCGCCATTGGCAAGAGGAAGTATGCCAGAGACACCGGGCTTGATATTAGAAGAACCATCAAACGATACTGGTGCGGTAGAACCAAGGTTAGTCTGCACGGTACGGGCGGTGGCAAGTTTGTCAGTACTGTATGCATGTAATCCTTGATATACTCGTTGTGTTTCTGGATACCAGAAGTATAACTCACTGATGCCCCACCTATTAGAACTTTCATTTGCCTTATATATGGTTATGCGTATTTTAATGAATGTTCCGCTTCGCATAACTCCTGTGTATGGATTGGTGGTGTTACTCCCGAAGGGAATGAATAAATTTGCTGTATCCCCACCAGGGTTATTTTGTCCGTTATAACTAGTGGAGCTAAAATCAGCGATAGTTACCCACTCATTTCTAGACAGATATGTGTCGTATAGCTCCACTTTGAACTTGAGGGGTTCCCAATATCTACAAGTCCAACCGAAGGCTGAGAACACTTGACAGTGTTCAGTGACAACACTGCTTGCATCAATGGTCAATATAAGAGGATCATCAGGGTCGATAGAAGGACCATATACGGGGGTAACTTTACCGTCTAGCAATGCCTTAATAGACTCAGCACTTACCTGCCCACTGCCACTTTGGGTTATAGTAACACCTCGTTCATTACCATTAAGCAGTACATTGTACTCGTTACCAATTACGGATGATCGGGAACTCGGGAAATAACCATATAGTGGGGATGTCATTCTGCCCCCATCATTTCTCACATAAGTGCTGTCCCCCTTGCCCTTGATGTAGGACCACAAATTAGATGCAGTACGGCCCTCAATCTTAGTATTATCATTATTGCCTACAAGGATGGCGGTGGAATCGCTAAATCCAGATGAAGTAGGCTTGAACCCGTCAAACTTAGTTCCGAGCGCAGCATTCACCACCTTGTTCTGCACAGGGTTTGTGCTGGTGTCGGACATGGAGGTGTCCACGATACCTTCCCAAGTACCTTTATCACCCTTGTCTCCCTTCTCGCCCTTTTCACCTTGTATGCCTTGGTCACCCTTATGACCTTGAGGACCGGTTGCACCAGTATCTCCTTTATCGCCTTTGGGACCTTGAATACCTTGATCACCCTTTGCACCTTGTATGCCTTGGATGCCTTGGATGCCCTGGGGTCCCTTGATGTTAACAGTGGCAGGTGCGGTACTCGTGCTGCTCTGTGTCCAGCTGATGTCACCATTGGCTGCCACGGTGGGTAGCCATGTCTTGCCATCGTCGCCCTTGCTGCCCTTGGTGCCGTTCTTGACATTGAATGTGGCAGTACTCCCATCCGCCTTGGTGAAGGTGAAGGTATTGGTGCCACCGTCTGTCGTAGATGTCGCAGTCTGGCTGCCACCCGTCAGGTAGTCGGTCGGCATGTCAGTGATGTCGGTAGTTGCATGTGTGTGGGACTTGTCCGCCTTGTCGTTCCACCCGTTCACGCTCATGGTGCCGTCCGTGCCGACACTGACCTTGCCCGTGGCCGTGCTTGACTTGACCACGCCAGTCATGTTTGCCGTTGCGATATCATCGAACTCCACGAAGTTGCTCAGATCAAGCTCTGCGGCCATACGGTCCCAGTAGGACTTGTGCTGCACAGGGTCGTCAACCCAGGCGACATTATCACCCACAGATACGGACATGGGCTTGCCGTCTTCGCCATTGGTAATCTCGCCCGCCTCGTTGATGTTGTACACATCTCCATTGGACGGGCTTGTGAGACCGTTAACATACGATGCGGCCACACTTCCACGATACTTGTAGGTACCCGTCACGGCACTGTCCACATAGTCCTTGATGCCGTTGGAGGTGACAGGGTTGCTACTGTGCTCGGTCGGTGTTGTATCAAAAGTCAAACAATCCTGTTTCCCAGACAGCATGACATCAACGCTATTCAACAAATTCCTAACAGCGCTATTAAGTTCGTCATCCGTAGCATAGCCCGATAGATCCAGATGTAGGAACTGCGTCCACTGAGCACCATCATATCGCACAAGATCGCCGGCCTGCACATTAAGCACGGAACCATCTGGATTTCGGATGGAACCAGAATCCTTTACAGTCCAAATATCACCATCTGACATATCCTCAAGGAGGCTGATTTCACGGCAAGTAGCAGAGCCGAGCACACGAATCGAAGACCCACGCTTGATAGCCTTTGCGATTGGATCCGCGAAATTTTCGATAGCCTTATTACGAGAAGATTCGTCTTTAAGGGACAAATTGTCATTGCCGGCCTTAATTAGACCATCTACCAATTCTTTTTCCCAATCCATTAAAGCACCCTACGCCAAGTTCCTTTGAAGCGAATAAAATGAAGTACATCACCAGCAAACACAGTCAATCCCCACGCATCGTTAGTCTGGTCTTCACCAGTCCCATTACGGACGAAGATTTGCTGGCCATCATTCCGTAAGCCGGAGCAGTAAGTATCAATAACACCTACAGACGGATAAAAAAGATCCGTGTACGTTCTTGCTTCGATCAATCTGGATAAAAGAACATCCGCGCGAAGCTCGCCACAGGCGATCACTTGGCCCGTTGCATCAATACCACCACAATAACCCTCAGCATAATCCTTGAAAATCATTAGTCCTCTAACGGTAATCCCATTCAAAGAACTTTCCATCATACATGATGTACCAGACTTCAGCCTGAAATCGTCACAAGTCAATTTACCGCCAACAAAAACGGGTCCTTGGACTTGACAAGGACCAGACGCATACACAGAACTCAGTTTAAGTACGCCTTCGGTTCCGTCAGGATTAACGATAGATATGGTTCCATCAGAATTAACAATGATTTTATGAGTCCCAAAATCAACACAAGCTGTCTTTACACTACCATATCCAACCTTAGTCGAGCCATCTCTACCTTTTATTTCAACGCCGTCAGAAGACACATTGACGGTCAAACCCCCACGAGGACTTTTGAAATCAAGACCTTCAGAACTCAAAACAGATTCAAACCCTTCATCGGACCGCAAACAAACAGCCCCCTGATTTTGATTCTGAAATACAGAAGCAATAATAATCTTAAGAAACGATTTATACACCTGGCCATCATCATCATTGGACAGAGTAATGCCTGCAGACTCGACAACTTTGACGAGTTCACGCTGGATGGTATTGAACCAGGAGGCGTTCAGGCGGGTAGCCTTGATGCTAGCCGCAGCATTACCATCAACGAATTCATTGCCAACCGCAGTATCTGTATCAATCTTATGCATAATCTTTCCCCTTACTTATACAGGTAAATGAATTTGACGTGAGCTAGCTTGTCAAAGTCGATTGCGCTTTCAAAATTTTCGTTCCACCAAAACGACAGGTAATCATCGCAAGCCGAATTGCAGTCAAAGAAAGTCTGCTCGATTTCGCTATCATGAATTTCTATCATGACGTACATATAGGCGTCTTCGCCAAGATCTTTGACCCAATCCGGGAAACGGTTGGGCTGCTTCCAGTATTCAACGACTTCGGCATTCAAGCCAAACAGATCAATGATGTTCTGGAAATGAGGAACAGTGCTTCCGCTTCTGGCTCTCGCAATGCGATAGATTTCCGCTTTCGCCTTCTTCTTGTCATCATCGTCTTTAAATTCAAGACCTTTTCTGGGCAAGCCCAATTCGTCATTCCAGGTGGCAACCGCCTTGGTACAAGCCGGAGAGGAATTCACGAGCAAATCGGCAAGGGAATCCCAAACATTGCTTATTCCAGCCGCTACGGACTCCAGCAGTTTCTGCCAATTCGTTTTTTCGGAATCAACGCTAGTCCACTTGAAATTCCAGATGAAACCACGCGGCAAAAGCCCCTTGAGCATCTGGGCAAATTTGGCGATATCTTCTTTCTTCGAAGTCTCTTGATCACCGCGAGAAGGGAAACGATTGACCGGCATCAAGTCCCTGGAAAGAACAATCATCGGAATCTCTATGGATTCGTCACCCAATCTGACAGAAACCGTATAAGTTCCTTCTGCAGGAACAGAGAACACAATCCTGGAATCCTCAACTTCAATCAGGTTCCTTTCGCTGCGTTCACCATCTTTAACGACTTCCACAGAGCATTGAGACGTAAAGCCAACTCCCCAAAGAGTGGCTTCACAGCCTTCAAACGCAATAATCTTGTCTACCGTAACAATCATTATTCACCACTAGACAAATTGATTTGAGATTCACCAATACCAAACCCGACAACTTCTGCAATAGAGTAGTCCACGGAATTTTCAGGAACACCCAAATTCAATTCAAAGACTTTCACAGACTGAGCCACTCCACCCACATATTTCTGTACAGATCCGATAGAGAATTTTTCAGCGCTAGAATTTGCCAGCACGTAAACACGCACATCATCGAAACCTATTCGGCTGTCGGGCCCATACTGTTGCAACACGGACCTCAGGGCATTTCGAACGGATTCCTGGACAGCATCGTTAAACGGGGCTACGGTAGCGTTAATCAAAAACTTGACAGGGGTCACGGAAATCACGCGAACATCAGCAGTTACCACACGGCGTTCAGGAGAATTGACGTATGCGCGAACTTCTTCTACCTGGTCATCATCAAGTCTTGCAGAAGAATCGTTTGCAAAATTTGCGCAGGCAACAACAACGGAATTAATTCTCGGATAATTCGGCTTTACGAAAGCCTTGGTTACAAAATTAAACCGTTCAGCCCACTGTTTGTAATCGTTGGCAGAGCCACCCTGCGGAGGATTCTGGACCCTGTTCAAAAGGCGTGTGCGGTATTCTTCAGCTGTTTCGCCCCAATATTCCACCTGACCATTGACAACAACTTCGAAGAATTTACCGCCAACAATACCAGGAGCTACAACAACAACTTCGTCATCAACTTTATCTGGAGTCGAGTCTCTAAACTGAAGCTTTGTATCTGCAGCAAGGTTCCAGGCGTTTCCGGCAACAGAAGCCACGACACGAACTTTGCCATCATTAGCAACATCAGATTCGCTGATAGAGTAATATTCGCTGCCGGTCAACGGATCAACAAAATAGGTTCCGGCCGGAATTTTTACGGATCCACTTCCGCTAACAGCCAGCTTGACATAGCCTGTAGCATAAACAGGCGGCTTGTGCGGCATGGCATATTCTGCACCAAAACCATCCAGGGCATCAATATCACAAGTCTTCACAAAGCGGTTTCGCCACACTTTTTTCTGCATAAGAACAAGCATGTAAAGGGCGGCACCAATGACACGAGCAATGACCTTCAAGACAGCCTTGCGAAGCACAGGATTTTTGCCGTCATAAAAGTTCGCGGCCAGCTGCTGTTCAACATACAGTACAAGTTCAGACAGGCTCTTAAATTCCACGGGTAGCCTCCCAATTCAGTTCGTAGGCAAAACTGGATTCACCGCCATCGGGCTTAGAAATAACAACGTCAATTACAACGAAATCGTCTTTGAAACGCGCGGAGCAATTCACGGATTTTGCAATACCGTCATCAATCATCCATTGCAGCGCTTCTTCGGATTTCTTTTCAACATCACGAAGAGTTCGCTCATCACCCTTAGAAGGCAACGATTCATAAAGATGGCTGCCAAGCGTACCTTCAGAATCCAGGGCGTCACCCCACCAACCACCACGAGCCGGTTCCAGGTTAGACACAACATTGTCCAACGAGCTTTCCCTGGCAAAAGAACCGAGAGAAAGCAGCACGGCGTTTTCAAGGCCGTCTGTAGTCAAAAGGTCCGTCGAATCAAAATCCAGATCGCAAGAACCATCTTCAAGAAGTTTCAAACGCAAATCGCTCACACTGCGAAATTACAATGTGAGCGAAAGAATTAAAGATTTTTTGACCATCTTTTTTACGGTGACGCCGGAGTAGACGTAGGACCAGCCGTAGGACCAACCGCAGACGGATGGACATGCATACTGAGATTATAACAGGGAGCGCCAACTTCCGAAAATTTTGCAGAGACTTCACTTGTCGCACGAACATTCCCATCCACAATCAGGTCATTCTTGCACTGAATTTCTTTGCCTGTTTCGCAAGCCAACACAATATTTCCATTTTCGTCAAGCAAAATGGTTTGACCATAGGGCGAATGGACAAGTACTTCGCCAGGCTTCAAGTCATTCGCCTTAGACATATCCGACCCATCTCCATGTGTAGCAATAACTACCCCATTGTCGCGGGAGCCACCCAGGAACAAGGCAATGCCGGAAACATCCCCCTTTGGGCGGGAACTGAAGCCGTACTGTTGTACAAATTCCACGTCTCGGCGCTTTTCTCCAGCCACAAGTTCAATATCGGCCTCAAGGTCCGAAGAATTGTACTTGGTTGCAAGCACCACGCAGCGGCCGATCATCAGACGCATTCGATTGAAAATCGGCTCCAGAAGGTGATCAAAATTCATCCCTTAACCGCCTTCTTGATAGAGTCCCACGGGCTTTTGGCAACAGTCTTCTTTTTCTTCGTTTCAGGCTGCGGCAAATAAACGTCCGGAGAAACCAGAACCAGGTCCGTGGTTTCGCCACCGTCTCCCCAACCGTATTCCACAGAAGAAACCAGCAAGTCCACAGGTTCTTCCACGCACAAATCCGGAGCAGAGAACGAACACATTATTCCGGGAGCCCAGACGCCACCTTCGTGAGACCAGCCGTGAACGGAACACCTGAATCCCATAGATTTAGCCTTGCGAATGGTATATTCCCAATAGGCTCTCGCTTTCACGCTTTCTTTCTGGGTAGCGTTAGAATCCACAATCAACAGCGGGCGGTAACGACCAACATCATTATCAGTCTTTACAGCCTTGACCTTACTCTTTGCCTTTCCGGATCCATAGACGTAGTAAGCGGAATAACGGTCGTTAATGGAGAAATCCACCGAAGCGCTCATCAGGTTTACACCCTGTTTCAGTTCAGGGCCACGCGGGCAGGCAGAAGGCTTCAGCAAGTAAATCTGTCCAAGCCCATTGGAGCAAGGAACGATTCCGCGTTCCTTGCAAAGCTTTGTCATGGTCTCCAGGGCCTTTACGCCAGGATCCACAGAGAACTTCTTGTGCTGTTTGCCTACATCAACGCCCATTTCGTTTTTGAAGAAAAGACCGAAGCGACCGCAAATGTCGGAAATAATCTGGTCCAGAGTCTTGTTCTGCCATTCCATAGGATTTTCGACGCAGCAATCGGCAATGTCGCAACTGATTTCGCTTCCAGAAACGGAGAACGTATGAGAACCAGCAGAAAACGAAGTGGAAAATTTTTCCACATAGCCCTTAATGACGGTAGTTCCATCGACTGCAATTTCCACGGAGTCACCTGGAAACAACTTGACCACATTACCAATCGGGTCGCGGGCAACCAGGTTCAATGAAAACGATGCTGCAATATGGTCCAGGGAACGGCTGATCTTTGCGCCGGTCCAGTACGAAAACTTTCTGCCATTAGCAAAGACTTCAATCATTTGGAAAGCACCTTCAAGGATTCACGGTTGATTACCATCGGGTCAAAGATTCCGTTGCGCTCGATGATTTCTTCCAGCTTGTCAAGGTTACCGTAGCAATCGTAGCAGACGGTAATGGCGTCGCGGGACGCAAGCAACGGCAAATCCACAATCACAGGCAACTTGGAAACTTCTTCGCGAATGTACTTGAGCGCCGTCGATTCCATATCGGCAAGAGCCATGTAATCGTCAACGGAATCCACCTTGTTTCGCGCACGTTCGAAAGCTGCAGCAAAGCGGTCATGAACATCATCCAATTCCTGGGAACTGGAGAAACTACACTCTACAACGCTCTTTGTGGCCATGGCTGCAGCAGACATCAACGCCATGCGGCGAACCATGTCAGACAAAGAATCAGCAACCATGGACCCACCGTCAAATTCAACAGAGTCCATCAAGACAAGAGATTCGTTGACGTAATCCACAAACCCGCCACCAAGCCCAAACGTTTCCTTGGTCATCGTGAACAAGTCCTGGAATCTTGCTGCAAAATCCCCGGGAGTCTGCAACAGTAAACCGATGTTAGAACGGATGCGGGAAATCTCATTGACAAATCCGGAAACATCGCGCATGGTCTGGCGAGCGGACTCAACAGCATCCAGGGCGGAGCTGACTGCACTAGACACAGAATTGATGGTGTTCCTCGCCTTCTGCAGAATGTTGAAATTCTGCTTGAAGCTGGAGCTGGAATCCTCAAGGGCCTTTTGGGCCTTCATTGCGGCCTGACCCTTCAGGTCAACAACAGAGCGCGCGGATTTTTTCGGATCCACTTCCGGAATAAAAGTCACTTCACCGGTGACATACTCCTGGACGGCAGTGGTATAGGTGACTGTATAAGGACCGCAGCGAACCTTGAATTTGCCGTAGTACGGATGAACCAGCTCAAAGGCACCTTCGGTATTGAAGGCTTCTTCTAGGTCAGCAAGTTTTTTGTTAACATCAGAGCCGACCAGATAGAACTTCATCGGGAACTGACGAAGAATTTTGCCCGTGTCCTCATTGACATGCTGGTTGGTAAACGGCAACGCGGCGCTTACAATGTTTCGGCCACCATTCGATGTAACTTCTTCAACCAGGAACGGAACGCCGTTGTAAGACGCGCCCACGCATTCAATTTCACCGGCGACAGTCTGGATAGTCACCTTCTCCAGAGAGTCTGCATATTCATAGCGGAAAGTTCCCATCATACAGCTCCTGCAAGGGTGTAACTACGAGACCAGTCAAAGTCGCCCTGAGGAGGCGGCGTAATGTTGGTGCCTCGCGGAACATTGTTGAAGTCCACCGCGAAACGGTTGGTGGTTACGGAATAGGACTGCTGCACAGCAGAAGCAATCTGGGAGGGAGCGGAAGTACCATTTGAAACGGCGTTCGTACCACCATTATTATCATCGTCAAACAAATTGCCCAAAACAGGAATGCTCGCAAGCAAACTCTTAACCGAGCCTATAGCCGCCTTTGCACCGACTTTAAATCCATCCCACAAATCACTAAAAGCCTGAGGCAAAGAGTCAATGAAATTAAAAATCGGACCAATAAAGATAGTCTTAAAACTATCCCAAAGACTTACGATATTAACTACAAACGCACTCACCCAATTTTTGACAGCATCGATACAATCGCTAAAGAACTGCTTGACGCCTCCCCATACATCATCGACAATAAAAGACAGGAGCATATCCCAGTTATCCCTAACCTTCATCACAACGCCACCCCATAAAGCAACAGCCGCAACGACAAGGCCAATTCCTAGCAGCACCGGACCAGAAACAAGTCCAACTATTGAAGAAATAATCGGAACAATAAACGAAAGACCAGAAACTACAGCCACTATAATAGCAGACAATTCTGGACCAAACACATCCATTACTTTCAATACAACATTTAAAATTTTTGGTATTTTGGGAAGTAAATCTTTCACGAAACCAACCATCGTCTTGGCTATTTCAGAAATACTTTCTTTCAGTTTGTCTCCTTCTTTTGACCCTAAAAAATCTTTGACTGAAACAAATAAATCCTTTAAAATAGGAAAAAGGTCAACGGCAACGGCAGCTTTCACACTTTCAAAAGATTCTGAAACATCTTGCAAAGCATCCTTAAATTCTTCAGCAGAAGACGCTGATTTATCATCGAAAGCAGCCTTGTAATTCGTCACATACTCTTTTAAGGATTCGCCACCATCCTTAAAAAGTTCGGCGATTTTTACACCACTTTTACCAAACAATTCTTGAGAAACAAATGCCTTCTGCTCGGCAGATCCAAGTCTTGTATAACCGTCTGCAATTGCAGCCAACAATTCCGTTTTACTGGAAAAATCATTGACAGAACGACCTCCAAGAATTGCGTCAAACATTTCCAACGCCTTGGCATCGCCAACTTTCGCTTTCTGAAAGTTGACATTAAGCCGAGTAAACGACTTTTCCATTTCGGAAACTTCCATTCCAGCATGCTGAGCCGCGGAACCAAAAGCCTGGTATTCTTTAGCAGATAGACCTAGCAACCTGGACGTTTTTGCAATTTTATCACCTTTAGAAGCATACTTGTCCGCAAAATCAAAAACACTTTTAATTTCACCAACAACACCTTTCACAGAAGACGTAATGTTATTAACAAGATTTCCAACAGCAGCCAAACCTTGAACCTTCTGTAATAAGCTCATTTTATTAGAAAGGCCCGTCACGGCCTCACTAGCGCCAACCGATACATTAGTTAGCTTTCCAATATCACCAACAACGGCATTCATAACACCTTTGTTGTAATTAAAACCAAGAGCAATATTTATAAGACTAGCCATGCAGTAATAATAACCGCATGGCTACTAAAATCACAAATATTTAACCATCTTTTTTTAGGAGGGCGGAATAGTGTAATTAGACCACTTAGAAGGATCCCTCGACTCTACGCTAAAAATAGTGTAAACCATAAAAACAAAGGAAGGAACCACATTCAAAACAAGAATCCATCCTGAAATTTTAAACAGTTCCAAAATTCCATTGCCAGCCAAAACAGAAAGCAGTAACCCCAGAAGCAAAGAAACAACAACAACAACCTTACTAACAAAAATACTGCCAACAGAGAATCTTTTCTCATTGCAAATCGTATAACCATAATACGGAACAAAAGAGAATATTATTACAAAAATATCATCCGTAATAACTGGAACAAGAATTCCGAGTCCGAAAAGAACCAACGGAAGAATAACACTATGGAAATCCACAGTCTTAACCACATTCACGTTATATGTCTTTTTTCCGTTTCTCATGTCCATAATATACATCTTTCCAATGACAAAATTTTACATTCTAGTAAAAATTTTGGTAAAACAACAAAGGAAGGCTATTCCAAGTTGGAACGTAGAAAGCCGGAGGATTTCTCCCCCGGCTTAGTTTGTCCCTCTCATGAAGATAATCACTTGGCGGTCTTCGGAACTTTCCCATTCACGGTCTTCGGATTTTTCCACTTCAAGAACTTCAGGGCCTGTTTCACGCTGAAGTCAAAGCCTTCTGCATCCAAGTCCATAATCTGGTCATACGGCCAATGGAAAACGCCGGCAAGAACAGCGAAGCCATCATCAAAGTTTAAGCCTCGCCATCCGCTAAAAAATTCTTAGCAATCCCCACGATTTTCCTGACATCACGGGCGTCCATATTGAGTACGGTATTTTCACTAAGGCCCGTAGCAGCAACCACCAGAGCAATCATGGCGGAACCTTCTCCCCCGGAATTGCCGATTGCCTTGGTATCACGACCCGTATAGGATTCCTTGACGGTTACGGTTTCAATCTTTTCGCCGCCCACCTTCTGAACGGGAACAATCAGCGTATAGTCCATATTTTTACTCCTTTTATGGATTGTTGAAATAAGCCGCGCCCAGGATTCGAACCTGATCCAAATGCAATCGCAATCCTCAAGCCTCTTGCAAGTGGCACCCACGACGCGCGGAGATTTGCCCCGCCTTAGCGGGGCGCTTGCCAGGTATCGCTACCCAACAAGGCGTCAGGTTTACTTCTGTTCCTTAGCCGGAGGGCCCTGGAATTCAAAGGAAACTTCGCCTTCTTCGCCACTTTCGCTCGCTACAATGCTGAAGCAGGCATGGTCCAGAACGACGGTCTTGCCGTTGGGCTTCTGCACGGTGACGGTCGCATCCTTGAGCTGCTGGAGTTCCACCAGGTCAAGACTGTTGGTATCGGTAATGGTTCCAGAAATCTTTCCGGGGTTATTGCCGACAACCTTGTAACCGTGCAGGCGACCATCGGGACCCAGAACAGGTTCGCGGGTAGGTCCACCAAGCTCAATGGTGGGCTGGCCCTTCAGGTTATAAAGGACGCCGTTCACCTTGAGTTCGAACACGCCACCAACATCATCAAAATCTGCCATCTTCGACCTCCTTAGTCAAACTGCATCTTGGACTTGCCAACGAAGAATTGTTTAATGAGATGAGCCGGAATGAGGAACTGCATTGCATACGGATCATCCTTGTCAAGCATCACCACCACATTGGCAGCAAAGTCTTCGTAGTTCTGCGCCAGGCCCTTTTCCACCCAGAACTGGTAACGGCTCAAGAGTTCTGCCTTGCCCAGTTTCGGAGTCATCACGACCTGACCTGCACCGAACTTGTTACCGTCACCGGCAAGCTTTGCGTTCGGGTACTTGGCCGACATATAGTTGTTCCAATCCCAACGAAGATAGCTGAGGGTAAGGACTGTTTCGAGCTGCAAGAATGCAGTGTCCTTGGCTCCTGCGGCATTCTTCTTATAGGTGGTCACCATACGCTTTACGATTACAGACCCGTCGTCTGCGCCGACAAGGCAGGCACAACCAGACCTGAGCAAGGAATTGTTGCCATCAAAGCCTTCGCGGTCTTCGGGCTTTGGAGCCACAATACCTGCAACGGTGTAATTGGACAAGGGGCGTGCAGGGTCGTTGAGAGCCTTGGGGGCGACACAACCAAGCAAAGCAGATGCTTTTTCAAAGCCCGGAGTCGGGGACTTCGGAAGAGCAGCAAGAACGATTTCCTGGGAATTGAGTTTTTCGCCACGCTTGGTAAAACCAGGATCATCGTCAGTGCCATCGAGGACATCATTACCGTTCAAAGAGAAGATCATGACGCCGGTCTGCTGGACGGTTGCCTTCCAACGGTAATCAAGCATTTCCTTGATGTAGTCCACATTGGTAGGTTCGTCGGAGCCGATTACGATGGCATTGAACCAGGTGCCTTCGCAAATTGCCTTGACGCCTGCGATTGCGTAAGACGGGTCAGCACCGGCACCAGCCATAGCGACCTTGGCAATAGTCAAGCCGTCGGGCAGCCTTTCACCCTGATTGTGGTTCCAGCGGATGTCAATGCCATGGCCGCAGGTGCCCTTGTTCTTGGCGGTAAGTTCCACCTTGGTCTGGGCGTTTTCCGGAACAGCGGCAGTCACAGGAAGATTGTCAATTGCATTGATGGCAGCGGCAGCCTTTGCTGCGATATTCGCAGCAGTATCACCGATGGAAACGTTAACAGCGCAAGCCTGGCCAGCGACCATCAGACGCACAACACCTGAAACATTCAACTTATCGCCATCCACAGTAAAGGTCAAGGAGCCCTTGGCGGCAGCGGCAGAAGAGTCGTCGGCAACAGGCAAAGCCCAAAGTTCGCTGAACTTGGTATTCTTGCGGAAAGCCTTCACCATCAAAGCCAGCTGGGAACCATAGCCAAATTCAGCATCGGCCTGTTCGTCGCTGCTAATTTTCACAAGAGTGCCGTTAAGGCTGCTCTTCGAACTGAGCGGCTGACCGATAATCAAGTTTTTCCACGGCAGTGCGCCGGACTTGGTAGCGTTCGAGCCGTCAAACTCCGTCATGAAAATCGGGTAAAGATTATCAGTCGGGATTTCAGAGAAAGAAATACTCATTTCTCGGTCTCCTGGTTTTGGGGTTCATTTTTGACAGAAACCTTCGTCGCGGAAACGACCTTAAGGTTTCCAGAAGCAATAAGGCGTTCAATGTAGCCGGTCACTTCCACAGTTTCGCCTTCCGGCAAAATCTTTCGATTGTGTTCCGGAATAAAAACTGGAGCGCCAACAGGCTTTACGAATTTTCTCACGATTCAATCCTCAGTTTTGTTTCAAAATCTAAAGGTTCGCCACCATCTGCAGCAACAGAATTCTTCGCGCGCAACCAATCTCTCGTTGGAGCCGTCTTGTCAACATGAATCGTAAACGAGACTTCAAAAGAAATCCTGGCAGACCCGCGGTCCGTTTCAGTTCTTTCTGGGTCAGAAAGATTGTTGGCGTAACTTCTGAGAACGCACTTGCTCACAAGACCTTCGTAAGGGCCTTTCCAGCTCTTGCAGGGGTCAACGGCAGCAATAATGGCGTTGGCAGCATTATCCAAAAAATCATTCAGGTCGGAATCGGAATCAACGCCATCCAGGTTATCTTCACCATCCATAAAGGACCTGGCATAAACATCGATATTCAAATCGGCCTTGGCATAATAAAAACGAGGGTTCGTGGCCTTGTCGTCAAAACTCACGTTTGGAATATTGACTATCACATAGGACTCTTCTTCGGGCCAGATTTTCATCAGCCTTGAAGCAGAAACGTTTGAGCCGATGCCTTCGATATCAGAATCAATAAGAGTCTGCACGACGGCATGCCTAAAGTCTTTAATACAGGTTAAAGTTCTTTCGCTCATTTCGTTTCCTTGAGTCGATAGACCACGACCCCGTCTTTTTCACTCACAAAATCAATAGCGCTAAGTTTCACAGAAGAGTGAAACGGCGTCGAGCCCAATGTAAACACGTCATTCTTGCGGGGCTTGCTTTCTGGAAGGTCGGAAACTCGCACAAACAGACGATGAACATGGGCAATCGCGCCAACATCACCAACGCTTTCGGAAGGGACCTCGGGGCTGTCGTACAGCCCCTTGATCTCGTAGTTTTCACCACCGCGAGTCAAGGTAACGATTTCACCGAATTCGTTCTCGTTAAAGAACGTCTCGGCAAGATCAGTCATGAGGTCATCCTTGAAAGACATTGTTTACACAACCTTACGAGAAATGATTGCGGCACCGTTCATCGGGACAAACAACGGGCTGGATTCTTCTTCAAGAATCTTGGACTTGCCGTTCTTAATCCAGGTGTAAACGTAAGACTGGCACACATTCAGGGTGCCGTCGGTACCATCTGCGATAGCGCCGTAATGCATCTTGAAGCCAGCACCATTACCAATCATGATAATGGAATCCTTGGGAATCAAGTCCAGGTCCTTCTTCTGCTTTCCGTCATAGAAGAATTCATCGTAGGTAATGATGTCCATGCCAAGGATGTGAGCGGAACGAGTAATGCCTTCCGGATCGGTGTCCTTCGGTTCAATTTCGCCGAACATCATGTTTCGCTTGTCCATGTATTCCTTGACTGCATCATTCTGGATGAAAGCGTCGAAAGCATCGTTACCCATGATGGTCAAACCGACATTGCCACCACCATTCTTCGAGACCAGACGCTTCTGGTTCAGAAGATAGAGAATCGGATTGGAACCATTTGCATCAAACTTATCACCAGAAGCTGCGGGAGAAAGGTTTGCAGAAGGGATGTTCAGGTTGATGGTTCGCATCAGATTGTCGTCAACCTTAACATCAACCTTACCAGTAGTGATCGCTTCAACAATCTGCTGTTCTTCACGACGTTCGATAGACTGACGAAGTTCGAGAGCGTCATTCATCAAGCTCTGGAACTTAATCTTTTCAGAACTTTCCTGGCCACCATAGGTAACAATACCGTCTGCCTTAGCAGCAGTTTCGACATCGCGCTTGGAAAGATCGCGCCACGGATGCACGGTAGGAGCAGTCACCACAAGGCGTTCAAAGCCATCACGGGCAAGAGCCTTGCCATTTTCGTCATCATCGGCAACATAGGAAGCAATGAGATGGGTCTTCTTATTCTGCTGAAGAATAAGAGTCTTAGTCTTGTGCAGTTCAACAGCGCACATACGGCGAAGGAACTGAGAAGGCTTAAAGTTTTCGCTGGTAAGCTTGGTCAGCTCGTAGCGAGAATCAAGATTGAGTTCACCAGACATTAGGTCCTCCTTTCATTAGTCCTTTACGCCGTCAACAGCCTTAAAGAAAAGGCAACGTGCGGCAAGTTCATCCTTAACGGTCTGCACATTGGCACCTTCGCCAATCACAATAGAACCGTCAGCAAAGCAACCTGTGCGGGCAACGAGAGCATAGCCGCCATTAGCACCAGTATTTACATCCGCCATAAGGCGAGCAACCGGTTTAGCATCACCGGCAACAAGCACAAGGCCCTTGTCGGCACCAGCGGAATTCACCGCAAGGATTGCACCGCGCTTAAGGTTCTGATTGGCCCCGATCTTTACAACTTCGCTGTGAATCGGGAAATCACCTGCGATATCGTTGTCGAAATTGATCTTAGTCGACATTGTTTACCCCTTTTTGTAGAATTTGTCTGCAGCTTCCTTGGCCCAATCGGAATGCTTAGAAGCAGAAGTTTTTTCCTTTTCGCCATCCGGAGTCACGCTGTTTGCGTCAGCGGCGCTCTTTTCAAGAGCGGAAATCGCACGGTCCTTTTCAGATGCGGCAGACGGAGCTGTTTCAGCCTTAGCCTTGAATTCGTCACGTTCATTGGCAACGGCTTCAATCTTTTCGGCCATGGCCTTAATCTGATCCTTTGCCTTGGAAAGTGCAAATGCATTCGCGTCAGCGACGGTCTTGGATTCGTCTTCCATAAAGTTTTTCTTGTCTTCTGCAGAGATTTCAACACCCGCAAAAGCAGCTTCGAAGGAAGCTACACGGGCCTTGTAATCAGCAATGGCCTGAGCCTTGATAGCTTCCAGATCCACGCCTTCAGCACTTGCTGCGGGAGCAGACTTTTTGTTTTCAGTAGCCATTACGCCACCTCCAATAGATAGACTTCCCTGAGCCATTTGTTTACAGAGAGCGTCCAGGGAAATCACGCCGTCTGCAAGACCAGCCTTTACAGCATCGGCACCGATAAACACGGCACCTTTACCGTAATTGTTGAGTACATCCTGGTAAGTAGTTTCACGATTGCGGGCAACCGTTTCAATAAATACGCTGGCAAGATCGTTCAGTTCTTTCTTGATCAGAGCCAAGCCTTCGGGAGTATCGGGCGTTGCAGCTTTATCGGGAGACAGGTCAGAAACAACTACCTGCGTCTTGATCAAATCCTCGCTCCACTTCGAGAAGCTACACAGTACGCCAATAGAACCAAGAGTGCCATTGTCAGCACAAAAAACTTTTTCACAACTAGACCCAATCCAATAGGCGGCAGAACACATCATGCCACCGGTGCGAGCAACAATGCCATACGGCTTTTTACCGCGGGCTTCAAAAATTCGATTACCAAGGTCAGCACAGCCATTGACTTCACCACCCGGAGAATTGATGTCAAAGACAATTCCCTTGACGTTATCATCTGCAAGACATTCATCGAAAGCAGCCTGAATAGAATCGTAAGAATCGCAGCCCCACCAGAACGCATCTTCACCGCGATACATCAGAGAACCGTCAATTTTAATGACGGCAATCCCGTCGTCACGATGTTCGACAGCGTTCACAATATCAAGTTCGCCACTTTCCTTGCGAAATCTAAAGCGTCCGTCTTCATCTTCGGTAAATCGCAGGCGGGAAGACGCCAGGATAGAAGCATCTTCGGAGCGCATAGCCCACTTTGTACCGATAAACTTCGCCAAAAAATTCATTCCTATTTTCCTAGTTCAAAGAACTTTCGTTCGTATCATCAGTCGATACAGAGAAACTTTCAGTCTTAGTTACGCTACCAGGTTCGCCAAGACCCTTTGCCTTGCGCATATTCAGTTCCTTAGCAAGCTGGTCCGTAACCACATCGTATTCGCCGCCATTGACCATAGCGCAAGCTGTATCACGATCCATAAGCTGTTCGTCAATCTGCATCTTGATTGCCTGGGTCTCCTTAAGCGGATCCAAAAGGAAAGCAGCATCAGAAATCCAACGACATCCACACCATGCGGCGCGTTTCATCGGATCATCAAAGAAACCAGGAGCGTCAATAAGACCCGTTAGGATTGCTTGTGCAAGCCATTTTTCATAAATGGGCTGACAAAAATCCGAAATAAAGTCATTTCGCATGCGGTTGAATGTCTTTCGGCTCTCAAGGACCGCTGCACGAACTGCGTTATAATTTGACGTATGGAAATTCTTTAAAATCACCTCATAGCTCGAACCCGCCGCAGCACCAGCTTCACTAAAAATGGACTCAACAAACGGCTGATAGTTTACATTCGGCCGAGTCGTATTCAGCAGACTTGCACTGTACTTGTTCGGCAAAGACCAAATTCCACCAGGTTTCATCGACAGTTCAAGCGAAGGCGCCGTTCCATTCACAGGATTTCCGTAAGAATCTGTTTCCGAGTTTCCCTCGTCAGCGCCCATATCGTCCGCTTCTTCGTCATTATTGCTGGTAACGACAGCAGTAACGCAAGCACTGACCACAGCAGCCATAAGTTCAGCGTCCTGATAACGTTCCAACTGCTTTAGCTGCATAATTAAAGGAGCCAGCAAAGGAACGCCGCGACGTTGGTCTGTACGGTCAACAGACATAACGTGAATCACATTCGGATAACCGAGTGCATCGTAAGCAGGAATACGAACACAATCAACTGTATCAGTATAAGAGTCAATACTCCATGTAGGTTTAGAAGAAAAATGAAATGCAGTCGGCATGCCACTCTTATCAACTTCTACTCCATGAACAAGAGCATCGGAATCAAAAGAACCCAATGGATTTTGGCAACGATCCGCTTCAAGGATTTTAATGCAAAGACCAAATGCGGAATTTTTCTTGTCATAGCAAGCAAGACCGAAGCTGTCACCACCAATCTTTGCTGACTTGAAAGCAAGATGCTGAAGTTGAGCAAAGTTATTCTTGCGCTCTGCATCACAGTTTTTTGATTCAGCCCAAAGTTCAAAAAGACGTTGCGTCTTTCGGCACCATTTTTCGGCCTGTTCCGCATTTAGCCCAACCACATCCATCAAACGAAGAGTAGGACGGCACTTACAGCCAGTACCAACAACATTGGTGGTAAAACTTTCAATCATCGCGCGACTGAAAGTGTTGTTCTGGAAAAGCTGGCGGCTACGCAAACGAAGTGTTTCCAGGTCCAAGGCCAAATCACGGTCAGCAGAACTCGGAAGCGCAACAAAATTTCGCAAGGCCTCCGTTACAACGGACGCCGCCTTCCACGCAGTACCTTTTGGACCAATCGTACTAGCCATCGAAAAACCTAAACGGGAACACCCGTAATAATTTTCATTTTACAGTTGCTGCCGCCACGAGCAGTAGCTAAGCGGTCAAGCCACAAATCAAGTTCTTTTTGGCAAGATTCAACAGACGCATTCGTTTTAGAGCGACCGCCTATAGAATAACTTTGTGCATCCATAGCCCGTACAAGCGCCGCTTCAGCAGCAGCGACCATTTTTTCACAAAGAGCAACAGGATAACGTTTTGCCATACGTTCACAAGATAGCCCATCCACATCGGTAAATACGATTTTTGGACCATCTTTTTTGAAGATGGTCATTTTGGGTATTGACAGACTATTTGGCAGTGGCTATAGCGTGCTTCAGCTGCTTATCGAATTCCAGGGGAAGTTCCTTCGATGCGATTTTCCGGACGATTTCTTCAAAGTCCCAGCGTTTCATCACCTTGGCAACAGGAACGCCAACGTAGAGCCACTTCATTTGCTTGCGGTTGGACTTGTCGCGAATGGCAATAATATCCTGCCCCTTCTTGTTTTTGATGTTCTTGAAGGCGTGGGGCGTAGCTACATGGGCCTTGGTCTTTTTGGGGTGGGCATCGGCGTATTTAAGCAATGCGCCGGCGGTCATTCCACGCTTGATCCTACCGCTGGAAAGTCGAAAGTCCTTAAGGCCACCGTCTTTGATGGGAACCATAAGCACCCTAGATTTTTCAGGTTTCTTGTCGCCACCCTTCGTGTTGATGTACATCCAATCATGCGGGAAAGAAACTTCTGCAACGGGATTTTCGCGGGTGCCCTTCTTGATCTGGACGCGTTGCGGCAATTTCGTATTGCGCACCGTAAATGACTTCTTGAATTCAGTGGCAAGGCCAGGCTTTACTTTCTTGAAGGCAACTTCGTTCACCGCCTTAAAGGCCGCAAACCTAACCTGCTTCATGTCCTTCTTGATTTGGTTTTCAAGAGCCTTGCCCAACTTATCCAAAGATACCGTAACAGAACTCATCTCCTAATTCCTCCAAGTTTTTTTAAAACTTTCATCGCTTCATCAGATATCAATTTATTGAGACGACACAACGATTCCAAATATACAACATGATTTTCGTATCGGTATGAAGTTCCATCAAAATCGCGACGAAACTCTTTGTAGCACACCAAAACTTCCTGCATTCGATTTTCCAATTCAGCATAACCTCGACGCTTACTCATAGCTTCATTCCTCCCGAAATTTCTCGTATTTGTTTTTTCCTGCGGACGGGTCCTGCGCTCACGTTCCGGAGGAATTTCTTGCCAGCAGCAGCAAACTTGTCAACGTCAATGCCCGTCAATTGCAGAGCGCCTCTGGCATAGTTGCGCTTATCCAGGGCTTCGTTTCGCGGGCGTATTTTCTTGTAGCCCCAAACCTGGCTACCCCTCACCCATTTCTTGTAGCGTTTTTCGGCGGTCAGCTGGGCAAAGAATTCCTTGTTGTATTCCTCGGGCTTGTTTGGGAAATGGCAGAATCCTGGGCCAGCCTGTTCAATGGAGAGCCAATCGTAGAACTGGTCCTTGGCAATATCCACGCCAACGGTCACAAGGGTGGCGTTATGCAGCGCACTCTTTTTTGTTCGCTGTGGACGTGTCACAAGGGGCCTTGCAAGGCCACTCTTACCGACGCAGGCATAAACGTTTCGCCGTTCCCTTTTCGCGGTGTAGTTGTAAACATCGGCGGTATGGTGGCCACCTGAGTCTATAAGGGTTGCCGCAACATAAAGATTTTCGTCAAACACGTTCCCATAGGGAGCCATCAGCACAGAATCCAGAGCCTCCCAAACAGCAGGCTCCGCCGGGTTCCCCACAAGAACCTTGTTTGTAATGCCCCAGTTTTCAAGGCCCTTGCCCCAGCCGACAACTTCCACTTCCAAGCGGTCATCCTGAACGTCAACGCCCGCGGTAAGGACAACGGCACCTTCGGGAACTTCGGCTTCGTAATCTTCGCAGCGGGTCATTAGGCCGTTCGGATCTATAACCTTGCCGTCTTCAAGGCTCCACGCTTCGCCAAGCACATTGTTGACGAAGGACTTCATTTTGTTGACATCGCCCTTGGCGTTCAAGAAGTCGATAACAGCCTTTTCCCAGGAGTACCAGCCAAGCGGAGAATACAGGGCGTTAATGTGGAAGCTAGGGAATTCTCCATCCGGATTTTCCTTGACCCACTGGCCCAAATTCATCAGTTCCGTTTTGTGGTGTTCACCGTATTCCTCGCCACAATGAGGACACTTCGTGCGCACGGTCTGCGGCAGGTTCCGTCCTTCGGAATCGCAGTCCCAAACGATGTTCGCCCATTCCCATTTATGGAGTTCGCCACAATGGGGGCACGGCACCTGGTAATGCCTCTGGTCGCCCTGGTAGAACATTTCGGTAATGCGGCAGTCGCCTTCGGTTCCAGGCGTGGAATTCCAGAAAAGTTTGCGCCGCGGAAAGTTGGTGGTTCTTCGGCGCCCGAGCTCGCAAGGGTCGCCCTGCCCGCCACAGTCCTTTGGCCATTCAGAAACTTCGTCTCCAAGGAAAATCCGGAAAGGTGCCGAACGGAAGTTTGACGGGCTGTTACTCCAGCCTGTTGTCAGCACACCGCCAGGAAATTCCTTGATGTACATTTCGTCGCCATAGAACAGGTCGCTCATGCCCATGGCCGCAATAGCCGGGTTGATACGCTGCTTCAAGAATCTCTTGGCAGTCTGTTCCGTGGTCTGGAATTGACCGATTGGCGACGGACAATGCTTAATGTAATAGAGCGCCGTATTGATAAGGACTTCGGTTCCACCGATCTGGGAGCCCTTCATAAAGACCACGTCCGTGGCTGGGCTTTGCGGCGAGAGTTCGTCCATAATTTCCACCAGGTAAGGCGTTCTTTCGTTTCGCCATCTACCAGGTTCGCTTGATGCAGTTCCCGCGAGAATACGGTTCTTTTCAGCCCACTGGCTGATGGTCATGTCAGGGGGCGGTCGAAGACCGGCCAAGATGTTCTCGGCCACATGGTTGATATTCGCCTGGAGTGTAGGCGACATGCTGACGCTTGCATCAACCATCTAGGAAATTTTCCTCCGTCTTTTCGGTCAAATCCTTCAGGGCATTCAAGCAAGCCTTGCGGATCTTTTCACCCACATAATGGTCGGCGTCGCCTGTAATTTCGATGATCTTTTCATTGGGAATTTCGGCCCTTGTCATTAGGTCCTTGAAGTAGCCGACGATTTCCGGAGCAAGGTAAGAGTAAATGGTCATGACCTTGTCCTGAATGTTCGCGCCAATCTGGTAGGCAATGATTGCGGCCTGCTGCTTGGGAACCAGGCGGCCTTCCATTTCGTCAGCCTTGAGCTTTGCAAGGCGGGCGTTCTGGTATTCCTTTTGCGCCTTGGATGTAGCAAGGTCCGCGCGTTCGGCAGCAGCCGAACCAAAGTCCAGCGGATCATCCACATCGGTTACGCCAGGAATCGGAACGCCGAAGCCCGGAGTAGGAACATCGTAATTTGGATTGTGGGCCACGGCCTGGGCCGTCATGTTGTCGAAGCCAGCCTGCTTCTGCCCCTGCGTCGGGGTAGTCACATGGCGGCGGTCACGGGTCGCCCAATACTGCTGCGGGCTCCTGATACGGTGGAAACATTCCTTGCCTTCGGAGTTCTCGAAGGTATCAAGGCGCCCGCTCTGCTTTGCTTTGGTGACAGCGGCATTTGAAATTTTGACGATCCTGCTGAACGCCGATGCGTTAATCAGGTCGGAATCCGGGTAACTATGCTGGGAATGTTTGTAGAACATACCCACATTTTACCCATTAAAAAAAATCTTTGGTTAAAATTGAACCATGTTATTTTTAGACCGCCACATCCACCAACCATCCCCACCCCTTAACCCAAACCAAAAATCCACACAAACGGCGGACGCGGGGCGTCGGACTCACCCCATCGGAGTTGCAAACAGTAGCAACCCTTTTGACACCCGGGGGCCTACCCCGCGGGGGTGCCCATCATCCAGAACAACGGCAAACCATCGGTCCAGGTCACGCCACGTGGCACCCCTCCCCCGCCACACTTTTAACATTTTCACAAGTTAAAAGTTAAAGTTAAAATTCAAAACTCAATAGTAAAATTCAAAGTTAAAACATTGCCGTAAATCCTTATTTTAAGCGGTTTCTAGCGTGTTTTGACGGTTAAATAATTGAGGTTAAAGAACCACCCGCCAAGACACAAAATGTCACAAACAGCAAGCAAAGGCAAGCAATAGGCCACCAGGAAGCCACTACACAAGACTTTTAACCCTAAACGCCAAAGGCCGTGGAGAAACGCAACACGCAAAAAGCCAGAGAGAATCGCTCCCCTCTGGCTTGGTGTCGCCTAACCACTAAGGTCTAGACAACGGATTTTTTCTGCATGCACTGAATCTCGTGCATATCGCGAACACTCTGGAGCAAGTCCTTCATGTCGTCAATCTGCTGAGAACTGGCAAAGCCATTGGCATCGTCAGACTCGTTGCAGATGACTTCGAGATGAGTCATACAGCGTTTTTCCAATTTAGCGAACAGTTCGCCCATATTAGCCTCCCATGCGAGCCATCAGCTTGGCAGCATCATCGGCGGAAAAGGTGAATCCCATCCAGGAAACCTTAGGCATATTGCTGAAGGCCTCGTTCAAGGCGGCACGAACATTATCCTCATGAACCATGGAGCCGTCTTCAGACAGCACCCCAAAAGACTTAAGGACAGATTCGTAAGGCTTAATGAATGATGCAGGATTGTTCCGCATCGCACCAACAGCCATAAGAGCAATGAACTTGCTCATGGAATTGGGCATAGTGGCAATCACATCCTGAGTGGCAAACAGCGTCAATCCGTCAAGTGCCTGCTGTAAAGTGATCATAGCTCAGCCCCTTGTTATGCCGCCGGAGTTTCAGGGGCGATAGTCACAGGGCCCCAACCAGGACAAACGCTGGAATTCGGGACAACAGTCTTGGTAATGCCCGCAAGAGTTGCCTTAAGATTGTCGATAGCGGCGTTTGCGGCGTTGCAGCAGCAAGTCATCGTATCGGCGACGCGAGCAATCTTCTGATCCACAATCTGTTCCTTCAGAGGAGCAGCAGTTTCCAGAGCCAGAACACGACCGTCAATGCCAGCAATCTTAGCATTCATTTCCTTGTCGTTGCGGAACAGAGCATTGTAGACTTCCACCAGCTTCTTGTCAGTTTCCTGACCTGCCTTAAGAAGTGCAATCTCCGAATCCTTCTGGGCGAGAGCCAAGGTAGTCTGTTGATTGCCGCCGCCAAAGAGCGGACCAAGACCACCGTTCTGCATGAGTGCAAGTGCAGTACCTGCAATGCCAAGACCAAGACCAGCTTTAGCGGTGCTGGAAGAACCTTCGTTAGTGTAAGTAGCCATCGGATTACCCAATTACCCTTTACTATTCGCCGGGCGGAATTGCCCGACAAGCAAAATCTATGAAGGAAAAACGGCAAATACAATGGCAAGCGTCCAACGGCTCCAATCAGTCCGAACTGTCCACAAAACCCGTCCGTGTTTGTCCAAATTGTCCAGATAGGCTTAATTTGTCCGTCAAGCAATCTATACAAAATGCAAAACAATTATAATTTTATTACAAGAATTTAGGATAAACCGCATGAGACACCTAACCGTACCCCCGAAGACGGTCGCCTTCTACTGTGAAAGATCCGACAGGACCATTCGAAGAATGCGCGAGCGTGGAGAATTGGAAGCCGACCTAGTAGGCAACGAATGGATAATCAGCTCTGCCGGAGTCAAGCGACGATTCTGGAGACTTGGAAGAGCCTTATGGCAAAAGGTTCTGCACGACATCTACTCCGACCCGAAGGATTATGAGGAAGCCTATCAGGAGTTCCTAGAAATCGAAGCCGAAGAAATGGCCAAAGAAAAAGATCAGAAAAAGAAGCGAAAGTAGGCCAACCCAACATCCACCAAACAAAAACGAGCCCGCGAACGCGGACCCGGTTACTTAACCTTTGTTTGGTTTACGCCAAGGAAGCCAGAATCTCGTATGATAGGAAATCCAACCGACATCAAGCTTATAGGACTGATCCAGCCCCATCTCATCAACAGCTTCATTGTAGGCAATAGCTCTGGAAATTTCGTTACGCTTCGGATCGTCGCTAATAGCGGCAATAGAAGCCCGAATAGATTCAAGATGGTCGCAGGCACCTTCTTTAGTCAAGTCGTTAAGAGCAGACTCAAAAGCGGCTTTCATTCTAAGTTCATTGGAGGAACGACGACCAAAACCATAAACCACGGAAAGCAACGCCAGAATGGAAGAAGCAAATCCCATTAAGCCGTATGTCAACTGGCCAACCGATTCGGCAATAGAAGTCATCGCAGTAAAGCCAAAAACAATGCCAACAAACGAGCATGCCAGCTCAAGTCTGCCGTAGTGGTCTGCATAGTCATCCGTTAGAAAGATGTTATAGCGGCACTGAAATTCAAGGTTATGCCGTTCCATTTCATTTCGAGAGACTTCGGTGGTGGCGGCGGAAACGGTGGAATTTTGTTCGCTCCCGGTATCGACAGCGCCAGAATTGAATTGTTCATTTGTTTTGTCCATGTCATGAAAATAGAATTAAAGAATTATGAATGCAAGGCAAGATAGAAAAAACCATCTCCCCCACCTTAGCGGGACGGTTCAGAAGCGGAACGGAAGCGGCGCTCCAGACTGTTATCATCTGCCATAAGGACTTGGTGTGCGTGCGGAGCCTGCTGAGTTAGCAGGGATGGTGTGCGCTTGGCGTTGGCGTGGTTTTGCGGTGGTGGACTTGTATTGTTACTTGCGATAGAAACAGAGCCGTAGCGAAGCCGTAATTGGGTCTATTTGCCTATGAGTGAGTATGAGGGTTATGTACACATAAGGATTAAAGGTTAATGAGTGAGTTATGGTTAATACTGCGATGGAGTGAAATGATATGAGATGAAGTGTAATGAGGTGAGGTGGCTTAATCAGTGCTTAAGCTGCGCTTGAAATTTGCTTAAAGCAAAAATCTACTTCTGCTTAAGCAGTGCTTAAGCAATGCTTGAAAAATTCACCATAATTTATAGGAGTTTATATGAAGAAAGACCTAACGTATATCTACGCAGTAGCCAAATACGCCAAGAAAGGGAAAATCCCTCCTGGCAAGGCCATTGACTTGATTATTGAGCGGATTCTAAGAATTTGGAGAACCTGATTCGGACCTTATTTCGTCCATAATCTCCCTAACGACCGCCTTCAAATCACTTCTTGTAGGCGGTTCAACGGACGGACAACGGTCATTTTCTTTCAATCTATTCGATAATTCTTCTCCGAAAAGTTCCGTGACGGTCATGCCGGCCTCAATAAGTCTTCCCATCGACTCATAACTAGGCACAGCCCTATTCGATGCCCATGCAGCCACCAAACTCTGAGAAACACCCACAAAAGGAGCCGCTTCTCGATGCTTCAGCTTCTTTCTATGCAAAAACGAATTAAAATCAAATTTTGGTTCCATAATAACCGCAAAAATAATTTTTATTAATCTTATTACAATTTTTTTTATAAAACCCCTTGTTTTTATTAATCAGATTAATTATATTCGTTACTGTGATTAACAAATAATCATTCTCATTAATAAAACAAGGAACGATAAATGGCAACAAAAGACCCGAACAACCAGGCAGTAGCTGTCAGCCTCGTGGCTATAGATGTCGCCAAGGCTGAACAGGATCGCCTAAAGGAAGCCGGAGTCAAAATGTCCCTCGGCGCAATAGTTTCCAAAGCCGTAATCGAAACATACAAAGGCAAGGAATGAAAAGTAAAACCGGCATTGCGTTTGTACGAATCGACATTCTCGAAAACTGGCGCTTCTGGAATAAGTTTCAGAAAACAGGCGATTTCGAAGCTGCCGGTAGAGAAGTGATTGCACAAGCAAACGCACTGCTTGAACAAGATTACGAAACGAACGAACGAGCAGCCATGCTTCTCAAGGAAGGTAAAGAATTCCAGACTAAGAAACAGAAGGCCGGTCAGAAAGGCGGCAATAAGAGAGTCGCCAACGAACGCGCCAAGGCTGCAGCAAAGAATAACGACCAAGTGACCGCATCCGACATAAGCACGAACGGCACACAGCTGGACGCAGCGAACGGTAACGCCGCTGACGATTGTAAAGTACCACCGTCCAGCGACAATTTGGTGGCAGATGGCGACACCCGCGAGGGCTCGCTGAACTTCGCTAACACGGGCAACCGTGCGCATCTGGAATCTGGTACATCTGCCACCACCGAAAATAGCCCGGCGGAAGCCCCCACAGGCAACGAAGGGGATGAACTCGCAATGCCCGAAGGAGGATCTCTCCTTAACTCCGACGGGTCGCTTCTGGAATCCGCCACTTCCGCTGGGCAACAAAATTCCGTGAGAGGCTCGGCAAAGCCCGCTTGCGGTCAGGTTGCCACTGGCCGCAAGCAATTGCCACCGCCAACGAAAGAAGCCGTCTATGACTTCGCCCGCACGGCAAAGCTCGACGCAGACGACGCCCGCGAATGGTTCGAGATCAACTTCGTGGACCGCCCCGGCTGCGACAAGGACGGCATCGTAATAGAGAACTGGAAAGGCCACTGCAAGAACTACTGCAGGGCAAAAATGAAGAGAAGGAAACTTTAAAAGGATTTGCATATATGAGCAACAACGCAACAAAAACCGAATATGAATGCTTGACAGTCACCGACGTCAAGGTCTATCCGTTCAGCCAAAGCCAAGGGCTTAACCACATCAAGGGCCTTGTGACCATCGTGTTCAATGACCAGTTCACCGTCCGCGGACTCCGCGTGATGGATGGAGAAAACGGCCTGTTCGTGGGATACCCTAACGATCCGTTCTACAAGGGAGACGAATTCAGATGCATCTGTCAGCCAATCTCCAGGCAGTTACGGGAACACATCGAGAACGTCGTACTGGAGAAGTACCAGGAGGAAGCCGCCAAGCTCAAGGACGAAGATGACTGACAAGGAACGATACGAAGCCGCGATGGAGGAGAACCACCGTCTGCGCGAGGAACTGAAGAACTGGAAGGAAGCTTTCAATGCACTTGTGATCGACGGAAAGGAACAGCAGGAAGATTACCGCAAGATTTCGGAGCTGTACATCAAGGAACAGCAGAAGAACGGAGAGCTGGAACAGATTAACCAGAATTTGACCAACAGGATGATCAAGATGGAGGTGGCTCTCCAGTTAAGGGAAGAACGAGGAGAAGACAATGACTGACGATATGGCTACGGACGAAGACAAGCTGAAGTACAGGACATACGAGACCTGACAGGCTTGGCTTTACCTACAGAAAAAAGCACTGCTCAAGGCTACGGAGCCAACCGAGTCAACCGGAATATGGGCGAAGGTCGCCATGGAATGCGAAAGGAAATTCAAGGAATGCCAGAATGAACTCAGAAGACTTCTACGCAAGAGTGAAAAAGAAAATCGAGACGCATCCGTTCGAGCCGAAGTGCATCGAGTCGACAATGCGGAAGGAGAACGCAAGGAAAGCTTCGCAAAGGTACGAGAAAACATTCGCCGCGAAGAACAAGCATCGCAAGTGGAGAAAGACCGATGCAGGCCGAAAGAGCGACCGGATACGAGGAGAACGCTACCGCGAAAAGAACAAGGAAAACGAAGATTTCATCCTTCGTAAAAGAAGGAACAGCCGGAACTGCTTCCGCCGCAAAAGGGAGAGAGCGTTATTCCTTGTACTGACGAATATCGACCAAGAAGCCCTAATCATCCATTAGGCACAGCGGGGCATGGAGAAGAGTACTACTCAGAGAATGCGTAGACGGTGACACTACTGGCAACAGCTATCTAGCCGCTTCGACACTCTTGGGGGATCGTTACCCCCCCCGCATTAACAAAAGTTTACAAAAGGAATTAACATGAACTTCAACGAATACAAGAGCGCCGAGTATTGGCAGAAGGAAAGACACCTGGAAGCAGCAAAGAAGTGTGCCGAAAATTTCGCCACCGCACTTCTGATGACCGGCGTTTTTGCAATCTTCCCCGTCTTGTATTGCCTGGCAGGAATTTTGGACGGATAAGGTATACAATGGTTCACCCGGCAATCAAGAGAACCAACTACATGAACGCCCTGCACATGCTATGCATCAAGATGGAATGGACCAAGGAATACTCCTGGTACATCATGCGCAAGGAACCGGATTTGTGCAGGAACGGCGGTAGAGAAACCTTCATCAAGAAGGCCACCTGGTTACTTGCACACAACTACGATGGCATCCACACCGGGGCCGAGCCGTCACTTTCGCCAAGGCTATTGCCCAAAGATCACCCGTCAAGCCAACCGTTACGTTTTCCGCAAGGATGGAAGGAAGAAGAGAATGCAAATCCACAAGAACTATGTAGAGATCATCGGTAACCTGGGCGACGCCCCAGAGCTCAAGATGAGTAACCAGGGCCAGCCGCGCCTGACGTTCGACGTCTGCACAAGCGAAGCCTACAAGGAAGGCGAAGAATGGAAAAGCAGAAGCACTTGGCTGAAGTGTGTTGCATGGGGCAACATCGCAACCACCCTGGACCGCATGAAATTCGCTAAGGGAGAGAGAGTCCAGCTGGAAGGAAAAATCCGCAACAACAACTGGATCAACAGCCAGAACGGCGAGCATCACAACGATGTCTACATCCAGGTAAGCGAGATGCGGAAGATGGCAAAGCCAGCGAAGAGCTCCGACAACAGCACAGAAAAGTCTGCAAACGGAAATTCCGGAAACAAGTCTTTCAGCCAGACGACACAGAAGATGTTCGAGGAACAGCAGGCAAGCGCACAGATTCCGAAAGACGAAGACGACTTGCCGTTCTAGGGGGATGATCATGAAAGACAATGTTATTGGATTGCACGGAAAGTCCTACAACGGCACACCGTACACGATAAACGTGCAGGTTGTCGAAGGCAAAATCAAGACCATCGTACTTTGCGGAAAGCCGAGCCGAGACGTGGCCGAAATCGTCAAGGACTTCACGAATTGCCACGAGTCTGCACCTGAAAATATCGTGAACTCCATCAAGCTCACAATGATCCGTCACAACGAATATGTACAGACCGTGAGCGTATAATGCGCGATTACAAGTTCTGGACCACATCCGAGATACTGGCCCTAAAGGCGGGAATTATTCCTGCCGGTCGTACCCTGACTGCCTGCAGACGGATTTGCTCCAGAATGGGATTCAAGTTCCCCGGAAAAAAGGTAATCGAAGCGAACTCAGAACTTTTAAAAACCATCGAAGAAAAGGAAAATAAAAATGCGAAACATCCTCATGATTGATATCGAAACCACCGGCACCAAGCCTGGCTGCAAGGTGCTTTCCATCGGAGCCTTTGGCTTAAACGAAGAAGGTCAGCAGGTCAGTTTCTATGAACGAATCAATCCGGAACAGCTTTCCCAGGAAATGTTCTTTGACGAACCCTCCACCATGGAATGGTGGCGCAAGCAGGACGAATCCGTAATGCTGGAAGCCTTCGGCGGCGAGAAGGGCCCTGCAGAAGTCCTGAGCGAATTCAAGCAGTTCTTCTACAAGAACTTCAACCCCGGTCGCAGCAGCTGCAAGTTCACCGTGTGGAGCTGCGGCATTGATTTCGACTTCCCGATCCTTGGCGAACTGTTCGCAAGAACCGGCGTCTCTCCCCTGTGGAAGTTCTGGCAGCAGCGCGACTACCGCACCATCAAGGAACTGTTCCCCGAAGTAAAGGCCAACGAAGGCAACATCGAGAAGCACAACGCCCTGGAAGACGCCAAGGCACAGATGCGGGGACTCCGCTACTTCCTTGGTCTGCAGCTCGCTCCCGCAAAGAGCATCCAGTAGAATATAGCCCTGGCGGGCACAACACAACAACAAAACAAAAACACACTAGATGTCGGCGCCCTGCAACTCAGGCCCCAGCATTGAATTACACACCCCGCCAGGGTTTCACTTTAGCCCGATGGACGCATTTGATCTAGTCATTGAGTCCTCCTATTGGTTGTGTTGTACCGCGTCCGGAGGGCATCATTTTAAAAACCGAAAGGAACCTCTAATGAACAGCTCCAAAGCAAAACACATGAAAGACATTATCCACAATGTTGCAAGCGAATTCGCCGCAATGAGCAAGGTCATGAGCAGCAACATCAAGGACGGTCACCACAACCTTTGCTGCATCTGGATTGAAAACAACAGCCATACTGCAGTGGCATTTTCCACTCGTATCGGCTGTGCCCTGAACATCAGTCACCTGTGCGAAGAATCCCAAAATGACTATGCCGAGTGCATCGAGCTGGCCGCAGGCCACGCCGGTCTTATGCCCATTCAGTATTCCAACGGATACGCCCTTGTAACAAGCAAGAACTACGACGAATTCATCAGCCGCAACGGAAGGCCTATTTCCGAAGATGGTGAATGGAATCGCTTTGAATACATCGACTGGAAAAAAATCCTGCCCGAAATGGCCGTCTGTGAAAAGGCCATCGACAGCGGAAAGATGTTTGACCCGAAGCTTCTTGTAATTCTTGACAATGTGAAGAAGACCAACGAATTCAACGCCTTCTACGCAAGTCCACAGGAGCGCATGGTCTGCAGCGAAAGCAATAAGGTCTGCATTGCCGCCTATCCGGAAATGGTCCTGACAATCGTACCCATCGAACAGGGTACCGAACGCAACAGTTTCAACCCGGCCAACGACATGAAGCTGGAATATAGTTTCTTCAAGGCATAAGATGCGAAAGGAACGCACGAAGTACGGCCGCAAGACTTTCACGGTCAAGGAACTGCAGGATTTGCTTCCAAGGCTCGACTGCGACCGTGAAGAAGCCTTGAAAATCGGCGAAAGCATCGGAATGACAAAGCACGTAGTCGATACGCTCAGGAGCCTGCTCGGTTTCACAAAGAAGACTCCCGACATCATTCCGGAATCCACCCTGGACAGAGTAGTCGAAATATTCCTGGACAATCCGGACAAGAGTGCCTACGAACTGTTCAGGGAGTACAACGGCGAACTGAATCTTGCCTGCTACCAAAAATTCTACGAAATCCTAAGACGCCGTGGGATCGAGTGCAACCGTAAACGAGGCTACTGGTCCGTTTTCAAGGACAAGAAACTCCTGGACCTTAGGGACAACAAGAAAATGACATATCCGCAGATTCACGAGATCATGCCGGAAAGAACCATAAGCGCCCTTCAACTCCGATACGCAAAACTAAAAGGTTATATCGCACCAAGCAAAAGGAACAAAATCAATGAAAACGCAGCTTGACATGAGAACTATCGCAGTCGCGAAAATCATCCCCAACCAGAACAACCCCAGATCCGAAATCGGTGACGTTTCCGATCTGGAAGCAAGCATCAAGGCCCACGGCCTTATCTCTCCGCTGACCGTCCGCTGGAACGGTATCCGTTTCGAAGTGGTAGCCGGTTCCCGCCGCCTTAAGGCCCTGCAGAACCTCGGCATCGACAAGGTAGCCTGCAACGTGATTGACGGTCCCGAAGACAAGCTCTTTGAAATTGCCACCGCCGAGAACGTGAGCCGCAAGAATATGAGCCCCAGCGACGAATGCAAGGCAATTCAGAAAATGATCGACAACGGGACCGACATCTACAATATTGCCGCTCAGTTTGGGCGCACGCCCCGCTGGGTTATTGGTCGCCTGAAGATGGTGCAGCTTGGAGACGAAATCCTGAAGATGCTGGACGAAGGCGAAATCACGTTGGCTCATGCCGAAATCCTTACGATGGCGGACAGCGACGAAGATGCCAAGCGTTTTGCCGAAGAAGCCAAATACGAAACACCGGACGAACTTCGCGACATGATTTTGGCTGAAAAGAAGAATCTCGCCAAGGCTCCCTTTGACGTCGCAAAGATTTGTAAGAAGTGCGAAAAGCAGACTATCACTCAGCAGGACATTTTTGGCGACGTAACCGATAGCTTTTGTCGCGACGGAAAGTGCTACCAGCAGAACATCGCGAACCTGATCGAGCTCAAGAAAAAGGAATGCGAAGACCTGGGAATGATTTCGGTAGAAGGCGACGCATCTTTAATGCACTCTTTCCAATGGTATCGTTCAGAATGGATCCCCACTGATGGCGAACATACTGAAGAAGAAGATGAAATCATCAAGAAACTTAAGGAAGCTGACAAACATCCGTATTTCCTGATTGATACAACCGGAAACGTTTTTGCCAAGTGGCACAAGACCGAAGTTAAAAACGATGAAGATGACGAAGAAGAAACGGTCAAAAAGCCGTCTGAATACGAACGCAACCGTGACATCATGAACATCGTAAAAGACAAGGAAACCGAACTGATCCGCGGCAAGGTTGAAGAACTTTTGAGAGGCATCAGCGACGAAACTGCAGCCTTGATTCTCGCGGGCCTTCAGGACACACATTTTAACTACCAGGAAGTAGACGCTGACGGAAACGAAGAAGAAGTCGAAGATAGCCCCCTGAACCACATTAACGAATGCCAGGAAGATTACCGCTGCAAGGACGAAGGCCCCCTTAGCTGGGTTCAGCAGCTTTGTCTGGAAGTAATCTACGGACTTCGCGGTTACAACGGAATTGCAGAAGAACACCGCGAATATTTTGGCATTGACCACGAAAAAATCGTAGAAGAAGCAACCAAGGAATACGAAGAAGAGCAGGAGTAGAAAATGAATTACTTCAAGCTCGCCAGGGAACGTGAAGCAAAGGTATTCCTTGGCGACAGCCCCAACCTTCTGGCAACCTGCTACCGTTGTGGCCACAAGTTCAAAATCAAAGACATGTTCGAAGTAGGCCTGAACGTGTTCAAATGCACCCAGTGTGTAAAGGAATCAAAATGAACCTGAAAAAGAAAATCGCAGAAAAAGAAGAAGCTCGCCCGGAAAAGCAAGTCAAAGTGATGAACGCAAAGTCCGCCGAAAAGCCCGCGCAAGAAAAAAAGCGCGGCCGCAAGAAAAAGACTGAAACCACCGAGGAATCCTCGGCAGCTGTTTCCGAAATGGAAAAGACTCAGACCGAGTTCATTCCCAACTTTCGGACTCACCCCGGCAAGGAATCGTCGGTAAAGATTCCAGATCAGTCCGCAAAGGCCGACTGCGGCAAGCCCCAGCTTTCCCTTGTCCCGACGAAAATCCTTGAAGCAATCGCCTGCGTCCGTGAATACGGCAATCGCAAATACAAGTCCAAGGACAACTGGAAGACCGTAGAAATCGAACGCTACCGCGACGCAGCCTTCCGCCATTGGGCACAGTACATCGACGATCCCCAAAGCCGTGACGAAGAATCCGGCCTCCCCCACCTCTGGCACGTCGCCTGCAACATCTCATTCCTGGTAAGCCTGGAGGACAACAATGCAGATTGAAGACATCGTAACCAAGGCTGACCTCGACGCCTTTGAAAAGAGGATTATGGCGGCTATTACCGCAGACAGGACCAAGACCGAACCTTGTTTCCTTGACCTGGTAGCAACCGCCAAAAAGTACAATCTCAAGAAGGGAAAACTAAGCGAACTCGTCAGGACCGGCGAAATCGCTCACAGCAAGTTCGGTCGCAAGATCTTCATCGACACAAACGACATGGACGCTTACTTCCGCAAGAACCGCATCATGAGTGACGATGAAGCTTCCAGCAAGGCGTTCGCGAGGTCATAACATGGCTTATAACATTAAAACAACTCATCATGAATTAATCAATAATGTCTCGACCGAAATCAAGACCGACGCTACCGTTTACGAAATGAACGAAGTCAAGGATTACATCCAGGAATTCATCGAGCAGTTTACGGACTACTCCGACAAAGGTCTGATCAAGGTCGCCGTTTTCCACACCGACGATTACGGCAAGATGGACCTGAGAATGTTCTACACCTACAAGGAAAAGGACATGATCAGCTTCAACAAGGACCACGGCCGTCCAAAAATTTTGGAAACCTCAGAGGTGCAGGAATGAGAGGTTTCACTTACACTTACTATGGATTACTATTCCCTAACGGAATACTCAAATTCAAAACCAAAACAAGCAAAGACGCTTTTGCCAGAGCATCTGCAAAAACAAGCATTTACTTGTTCAGGATTGAAGACTGCATAAAACAAGTAGAATCATACAGCATTACATACAAGGAATGGCTCCGCGAATTGAACGGACTCCCGCAAGAACTTCACGAAGCCGCACAAAATATCATTGACAAAGAAACTCAAAAATAACATAGGAGACATAAAATGAAAAAGACAATCTTCGCAATCATCATCGCACTCGCATTCGTTGGATGTGCTCAGATCGACCAGACCGAACGCGGAATCATCCTTGAATTCGGAAAGGTGGACGAGGTCGTTGAACCCGGCCTTACCATCTACAACTTTATCACAAAGCAGGTCTTGAAGATTTCCGTCAAGACCGAACTGCAGGAAACTCGAATTGAATCCGGGTCAAAGGACCTGCAGACCGTCAATGTAACAGTTGCCGTAAATTACAGAATTGACCCGTCAAAGGTTGACCAGGTTTACACGCAGTACGGCATGAACGGTGTAGAGATTGCCCTGCAGCCAAAAATCAAGGAGACGATCACAGGCGTAACTCCACAGTACACCGCGGAGGAGATGCTGCAGAAACGCGAGGAAATCCGTCAGCGCATGGAAACCACGTTGAAGTCTAAACTAGACTCCGCAAATACACACGTCATCGTAGAAGGCCTCGCCATCACGGACTTTGCTTTCGGAAAAGCCTTCAAGGAAGCTGTAGAAGCCAAGCAAGTCGCTGAGCAGGATGCCCTGAAGGAAAAGAACATCAAGCTGAAGGTTGAATACCAGAACGAGCAGAAGGTGGCGAAAGCAAAGGCAGACTCCGCAGTGATCGCTCTGCAGATGCAGGCACTCAAGCAGCAGAACGGAAAGGAATACCTGATGCTCAAGTACATCGAAAAGTGGGACGGAAAGCTTCCCCAGGTATCCAACGGTAACGCACTTGTCCTGCCTAAAATTGAATAATAAAAATTATAGGAAATAAAAAATGGGAATAACGATAAAAAGTAAAAACTTCTCGCTGGATTGCGGATATTTCGGTTTCAAGCGATTAAGGGATTTCGTCGCATCCAAACGCCCGCACGAAAACTTCAGAAAGTGCGTCGAAGAATTTAATGAAAACATTCTTTCCTTCATGAGACCCGCCGGATGGATGGAATCCTTCAACAAGAAAATTAACGACCTTGAATTTTTGGCAAACAAGGGTAGCACAAAGGAAGAAATTGAAACTCTAGACTGGTTTGGAAATTTCGAATGGGCGAGCGATTGCGATGCAGAAATGAAATACGAAACAGCAAAGGCCATCTGGGAGTACATAAAAGATGTATCTGAAGATTTTGTCTTTGGCTATTCAGCAAGACCTGACGCAGCCACTTTCCAGCAGTTCAAATCGTTGATTGATGACTGCGTAAAAAATAAAACCGGATTTAAATGGTGCTAAGCATGAAGGAAGTGTACGACCATGAAAATCAAGTTTGAAGACATTCCATTCGCAGCACAATTAAAACTCCGCAATCAAGCAGTTGACATTTGCGATAGCGAAACACCAACAATGTGTTACTGCGGCCGGTTGGCAACAGGTTTTCACACCCAACAATGTAGAAAGTTCGAATCCAAGGTTCGCAAACAGATCGAAAAACTTTACAACGAATCCTTGAAGGAAAGAAAGTAGCATGAAAATAGTCAAAATATGCCGACATTGCGGAAAAACTGTCGAACACAACGATTCAGTAAAATGCCAAAATTGCGGAATGTACCCCGCTGAAGCTATTGAAGCCAAAACAGCGACTGCCATGCCAGCAGAATACGCTATGGATTGCGCTATTTGCGAAAACTCATTTCCCGTCTTTTCACCAAAAGCTTTACCGATTTGCCCAAGCTGCAAAAAATCATTGCGACTGCTAATCGGCAGTCTCAAACAGGAGGAAGCCCATGGCAAACAAATCCCGCTCTAAATGGATCAAGCGGGCTACCGTCAAGGACCGTGAGGACCCTTACCTGCCCTCGGGCTGGTACTGGGTCGCCTACTGGGATGGATCCGTGGAACTGATGTTCTGGGACTACGAAGGCGAATGGTACACCATCGATGGCGAAGCCGACGAAGAAGCCACCTTAAGCAACCTTGTCCGAACAGAAACGATCTACGCAATCAAGCGAGTAGTCATGGAGAAGCACCCATTAACAGAGGACAGAAAATGACCGCAGAAGAATTTGATGCTTTAAGCTTTCACAAAGGGATGGTCGTTCAATTCCTTGAACCAAAGACGGTCAATGTAAAGATTCCATCCAAGATTCTCGAAGCACCAATAAATTACGTTGATTTCAACACGATCGACGGCGGAGGAGGCATTCGTTACAAGGACTCCTCAGGATGCGTCTTCATTCACTACTCAAGAATCGTAAGTATCAAGTAATTGAACATCAAGACAAAGGACAACAGACAATGCAATGGAAAATAATTGAATTAAGATGGTATGACGAATGGCTCATTAGCAACGGTAAAAGCCGATTTGCAGAAGACTTTGAAACGAAAATCGTCACTACAGAACAGCTAGTTAATTACGGATTCTCTCATGACGAACTTTTAGCCTATGCCAAAAGTTGCAAACCTGTAGAAACCGAAAAGAAACAACGTCAAGAAAAGACAGAAGAAAAAGATGAACCGTATAGGACGCCCAATCCACTTGAACGCTACAAAATAAATCAATTGGCAAGGTACAACTTAAAAGTTCATATACTGAAAGATCTTTTGTTTGACATGACGGTTTGCGACATTGAAGGCTGGGATAAGACTGAATTTTTAGACCAACTTAAAGAACTTCTAAATTCGTTCGATTACAGAAGCAAACAGCCATTACAATGCCTTATAGACGAAACGAGACCTAGTTGCGACCATGATGTAGTCCGGCTAGGCGACATAGCAACATTCTATCGTGGAAGCGGAATAACGAAAGACCAGTTGATAAGGAGGGAGGATGAAGATTGATTTTGCCCAAGGATACGAAAAATGGCTGGATAATGTCGCAAAAGCACAAACGAAAATAAAGGATATCAAGGCAAAAAAATCGGCTTCCAAATGGCAACGCTACTACAAGGCCCACAAAGAAGAACTGAATGCCAAGAAGCAGGATTACCACAAGAAGAATCATGGCGCTTATAAAAGGAGCCTCAACAAGTGGTATGAAAACTTGAAAAAAAATCCTCAAAAATATGCTGAGTATATCGCCAAAATTAGCGAAAACAGGAGAAGACGAAAGAACACTATACTTTCATCCACTACTCAAGAATCGTAAGCATCAAGTAATCTACAATGCAGGACAAAATCCTGCATTTTTTTTGATTTGTTTTAAACAAAATGCTTGACAAAATAAATAAAATTATGTATATTTGTAATATCAAAGAACAATTAACGGAGGTTAAATGAATGCAAAAGAGCTAATCAAGAAACTTGAACAGGCGGGATTCACCTTTGATAGAGCAAACGGTTCACACCGAATCTACAAAAAGGAAGGATCCAAGCCGATAACGGTTCCTTATCACGGAAACAAAGACTTGAAAATAGGAACCGCAAACAAGATTCTAAAAGACGCGGGACTCAAATAGGGCTCCCGCCCTTTCTTGGGCACTCATTTAACTAGGATAAAAAAAAATGGAATACATTGCAAAAATAAATCACGAAGAAGACGGATTTACCGTAGAGTTTCCAGACATCCCGGGATGCAATACATGCGGAGACTCTCTTGAAGAAGCATTGACTATGGCAAAAGACGCCTTAGACTTAATTCTCGAAGTGAAACTGGAAGACAAGGACCCGCTCCCCCAATCCACGCTCACAGAGGACCAGAAGAACGGTTTCTACGCCATCCAGGTCAACGGCAGGCTGGCACTCGCCTACACCATCTTTGAAGCCCGTAGGGGCAAGCCTGCAGCCTCCATCTGTAAGAAGATGGGCATCGCGCCCCAGCAATATAAACTCGAGGATCCTTCAACCGGCGTCACCTTTGCCACCCTTGAAAAATTCGCCAAGGCCATCGGCAAAAAACTTGAAATCAAGTTCGTTTAA